ATTGCCTCCACTCAAAGGTAAAACACGTCGTAGAACAAAAGTCGTCGAGTCGGATTGGCAGGATTACTTTGGATCCTCAGAAGAAGTTAAGATGCTTGTTGAGGAACATGGCCGCGATAACTTCCATAGAGAAATTTTGCACTTGTGTAATACAAAAGGAGTTATGAGTTACCTTGAAGCAAAAGAGCAATTTGACCGAAACGTCCTTCTTGACGATTCTTACTATAACGGTATCATCCAGTGTAAGATCCATCGTTCCCACGTAAAAAATTTAAAATAATTACATTTTTCTATTGACATTAGTGCAATCCTTTGATAGTATAGTAATATATTAAAAAAGGAGAAATACCTATGCCTTATACTGTTGAACTTGACATTGCTGCTGATGCCGACCATTCTGAAGTTGTCCAATTCGCAAATGAACATGGGTGCCGAGTTGTATCTCGTATTGAAGAAGGTCCTGCAGGCGGAAATCCTTGCTACACATTTGCCTCTGATTCGTTTGATATGATTCAGGAATTGACCGAACAAGTCTTAGGACAAGGTCATGGATTTGATGAAGAAGAACTCAAAACTATGATTGTGGAGGTGTGATATGATTATTCGTCGTAAAAGTTCCATCTCAGGCATTGTCCGCACTAAGGATATTGAATGTAATCCTAAAGATTACGAAATGTGGGAAAAAGGTTATCTCAATATGCAAGATGCGTTGGGATACCTAAAACAAGAAGACCGTGATTTTATTCTAGGAGGCATTACGTCTGAAGAATGGGAAAATATGTGGAAAGAAGAAATTTGTAATATAGTAATGGATCATGTATGATAATACTTTTTAATGGCCCTCCTCGAGCAGGTAAAGATCTTGCTGCTGATTTCTTTAAAGAAAAAGGTTTCAAGCACCTCTCGTTTAAGTACCAATTATATAAAGAAACCATCAAATACTTTAACGTTGACCACGATTGGTTTATGGATGGGTATAACAATCGAGAAATAAAAGAAATGCCTACGAGTTTACTTGGTGGGTTTTCTCGACGTGAAGCAATGATTTATGTTTCAGAAGAAAAGATTAAGCCTCGTTTTGGTTTAGATTATTTTGGCCAACAAGTCGCTAACGAAATTGATCTTACCAAAGATTACTGTATTTCTGATGGTGGTTTCGTAGATGAACTGATTCCCGTGATAAATACAATAGGTTCAGACAATTTTGTCTTGGTTCAACTTACAAGAAATGGGTGTGATTACTCTACAGATTCAAGAAGATATTTTGATGGCAACGTGATTGAAGAACATATAATCGGAAATGCCACACCTATTGAAAAGAAGTATATTCTCCCCCACAAATTCAACGTAAGAACGCACCGAGTTCATAATAATGGAACCATCGAACAATTTAACGAAACATTGGAAAAAATTTATATGAAGGAATTGAAATGAGTTGCATTTATAAAGGTCAGGTTATTGAGTCTGAGGTATCAGGCAATTCACGAGGTGGGACTGAAATGATGCGTGCACGTTTACTTGATAATGCACGTCACGATTTGCTAAAGAATGTGGCAATTCATTTTTCAAGACCGCGGCAAATGTACGATGACGTAAAGAATGTGTTGTATGCGCACGATCTTGCGGAAGATCCTGAAATGAACATTCTTACAAACGACGGTTGGAAAAAGTTTGACCATTTCGTTTTTGTAACCGCTTGGCAACGAGATCAATACATTACAAGATTCGGAATTCCATATTCGTTATGTAAAGTTATTCCTAACGCAATTGAAAAGAACTATTCGGTACCTGAAAAGGAATACGATAAAATTCGTTTCATCTATCACACAACTCCACACCGTGGTTTGGAATTGCTCGTACCGATTTTTGATGCGTTAACAAAAGATTTCCCAAACATCCATCTTGATGTATATTCTTCATTTGGTATTTACGGTTGGGAACAAAGAGATACTCCGTATGAAGGAGTATTCAATAACATACGCGGTCACGATAAAATGACATATCACGGCGCGGTAAATAATGATGAAGTACTTGAGGCACTTGATAAAGCACATATCTTTTTATATCCAAACATTTGGAAGGAAACGTCGTGTATTGCATTGATTGAAGCAATTCGTTCTGGCGTACTTTGTATCCACCCAAATTATGGCGCATTATCAGAGACAGCAGCTAATGCAACCGTTATGTACGACTATTCAGAAGATACTCGTTACCACGCAAACTTTGCGTATTCAGTTGCAAGACAAGTTCTCGAAAACCAAAAAGCTGATCCAACGTTTTTAAAGAATCTGACAACATCAGACAGATATGCGTTGGGACGCAATAGTATTAACAGTTTCGCAAACAGTTGGAACAAACTACTGAGAGATTTGACCGATGGCTGATATTATTGAATTTCCTAAGTTAAGAGTTGACGGACCGCCTCAATCACGGGAAGAGCTACAAACACAACTTGAGGAATTCAAATCAGAATACTCTAATGAAATTGCTGAGTTTCTGTGGAGAAACATCCTTGGTGAATTAGTACGGTCGGGATGTGATTTTTCAGATATGGAAAAGTATTTCCCCGCCATGCTTTTGGTTTTAGAATCAATTAGATCATTACATCTTCAATCACAGGGCATTCATCATAATCTTCAAGATTTTGCTAAAGAAGCAATTTCAATTGAAGAACTTGAGGAATTTGAAGAAAAAATGGTTGACATCGAGGACAATATAGATTAATATAGTACTATATAAACTAAATGGAAACTTAACATTATGGCAATCTTAGTAGATTATAACCAAGTGGTTCTTGCCTCGCTTTTCGCAAGTATTGGCAACCACACTAACCTTGACGTTGATGAAAACATCATTCGTCATATGTTCTTAAACTCTATTCGATATAACCGCAAAAAGTTTACTGACAAGTACGGTGAAATCGTAATCTGTGCTGACGGCAAAAATACTTGGCGTCGTGAAGCATATCCATACTACAAAGCAAACCGCAAAAAGTCTCGTGATGAGTCTGAACTTGATTGGACACACTTGTTTGGTATTATGAATACCATTCGTGACGAACTGCGTGAGTTCTTTCCTTACAAAGTAATTCATATTGAACGTTGTGAGGCCGATGATATTATTGGTACAGTAATCCATAATTATGGCACTGAACTCAATACAGGCAGTGAGCAATTCCTTGTTCTTTCAGGAGATAAAGATTACATTCAGTTGCAGAAATACGCAAACGTGGATCAATATGATCCGGTTCGTAAGCGTTGGATCCGCAATGACAATCCGCAGAAATATTTACAAGAACACGTTTTAAAAGGCGATGCTGGTGACGGTGTTCCAAACATTCTTTCTCCTGATAACTGTTTGGCTGTAGGCGATAGGCAAAAACCAATGACGCAAAAGCGTATTCATATGTATTCACAAGATACGTCTGAAATGGATGAAGAGACTTTACGTCGTTACCATCGCAACAAGATGATGATTGACTTGTCTCAAATTCCTATGGAATACCAAAATCAAATCATGGAAGAATACGATCAAGACAAAGAAGTAGGTCGTGAACAACTGTTTAACTTCTTTGTCAAAAAGAAACTTAAAAACTTAATTACGGACATTCAGGATTTCTAATGGCAATTACACTTTCAATTTCTGAAATCATCGGCAAATTACCCGATATGAAAACAGAAGAAAAAGTAGAATGGTTAAAGAAGAACGATTCTTTACCATTGCGCATGATACTTCAAGCAACTTATGACAAGGAACGAGTTGAATGGCTTTTGCCTGATTCTCCACCTCCTTGGAAGAAAAACGAATTTGAAGATGAAGCAAAGACTCTTCTTTATAAAGAGGCTCGACGCTTAAAGATATTCATCAAAGGCGGTGGATACGATAATCTTCAACAAGCAAAAAGAGAATCGTTATTCATTCAGTTGCTCGAAGATATTGATAATGATGATGCCGAACTATTGGCAAATTATTGTATTGCACAGAAATCCTTTAAAGGATTGCAAAAGAAAACCATTAACAAAGCATTCCCAGGTCTGATTAAGGAGTAAGACAAATGGCAAAATCGTTCAAGAAATTCCGCGAAAGTAAGTGGGATGATGATTGGGGCGATGATGACGATTACCGCGAACGTAAGAAAGCGGAAAAGATGGAAAGTCGTCGAAATAAAAGAAAAATGAAACGCAACGAGCGAAATGAAAATTTTTCTGAAGATTACCGAAAATAATGGTTGACATTCCTTTTCAATTGGTTTATATTAGTAATATAAATTAAAAAGGAAAATATGATGAGTTTAAGTGAAAAAGTAATCTTAACAGATGTTGATGGTGTTCTACTCGATTGGGCATATGCCTTTACTCAATGGATGGAACGCCACAACTTTGAGATGCTACCGGGTAGCCAAACCGAATATGACATCAATAAACGGTACAACTTGACAGTACCTGAAAAGGAACGTATTGTTCGCATGTTTAACGAATCTGCTTGGATTCGCAAGTTGCCACCTTTGCGTGACGCAATCAAATATGTTAAGAAACTTCACGAAGAACATGGATATGTCTTTCGAGTAATCAGCTCATTGAGTGAAGATACGTACGCAGGTCACTTACGTACAAAGAACTTGATTGAACTGTTCGGTCCAACTGTATTTGAATCTTATGTGTATTTGGATACAGGTGCCGATAAAGATGAAGCAATGGAACAATACCGCGACAGTGGATGTTGGTGGATTGAAGATAAACCTGAAAATGCCGCTCTTGGTACAAGCTTAGGTTTGGAATCAATCCTCGTTGACCATCCATTTAACCAAGAGTTTCAAGCTGAATATCGGTGTAAAAATTGGAAAGAAATTTACGAACAAATCACAGGAAACTGAGTTTGTCTGTAATAAATACAATTATGCACAGACCGATTATAGCATGATTCTTTGAGGCAATCTTCTGTGCAAGGTTGCCTTTTTTTGTTAAGGAGCATTGATGCCCAATTACACATTTAGAAATAATGAAACAAACGAACAGTTTGACATTCATATGTCAATTTCAGAACGTGATCAGTACGTTCAAGATAACCCTCACTTAACACAATTAATATTGGGAGCTCCTTCAATTGGTGATCCGCATCGTTTAGGTTTGAAGAAACCTGACGATGGCTTTCGTGATGTGCTTAAACATATCAAATCCCATCATCCGGGATCACGATCAACCAAAAACACAATCAATGACTTTTAGTCACATAGGAGGTTTCATGGCAAAACAGCGTCGTTTATCACGTAGGGAGAAGGCTAGACAAGCTCGAGAAATGGATCATATGGTAGGAATCTTAAACCAAAAATTTGGTATGAGAACTATTAAACCATTAACGCCAACGCAAGACGAGCTTTTCCAATCTTATCGTTCGGGTAACAACATCGCGGCCATCGGAACAGCAGGTACAGGTAAAACAATGTGTGCGCTCTACCTGGCGCTTCAAGACGTACTACAGAAAGGGGAGTATGAAAAAGTCGTCGTTATTAGATCTGCAGTTCAGACGCGAGAACAAGGTTTCATGCCTGGGTCAAAGGCTCAAAAAGAAGCAGTGTTCGAACAACCATACACAGATATCGTTAACGATTTATTTGGCAGAGGAGATGCTTATCAAATTTTAAAATCCAAAGGCATGATGCAGTTTATGACTTCATCTTTTGTCCGAGGATTAACTTTTGACAACACAATCATTATTGTAGATGAGTGTCAGTCAATGACTTATCACGAATTAGATACGATCATAACAAGAGTGGGAGAATCAAGTAAGATCGTATTCTGCGGAGATACCGCACAGGACGACCTAGGAATTTCTAAGAACCGGGCAGATGTGTCAGGTCTATGCGATTTCTTACGAGTCCTCAGCACGGTTAATTCTTTTCAATGTATTAAGTTCACGCCGGAAGATATTGTTCGTTCGGGTCTCGTAAAAGAATATATAATTGCAAAAGAACGCATTTTAGAGGCAGCGTAAGGATATGCCAGCAGCAGCAAGAGTTGGAGATTCAGTGGCAACAGGACACATTTGCGCAACGACTACAACTCTTGCGGCCGCAAACCATAACGTAAA